TACAAGAAGGGCAAGACCCGTTTAGTGGTCGTAAGTCCGAATCCGAAAACCCAATTCTGCAATCACAGGCAGAGGGGGCTATGGCAGCTATGCGCGTGGGACGTAAAGACCTAGTGCTGGCAATAAAGAACGCCATAAAGGACGGCATCATCAAAGGCACGGTTAAGGAAAAAGAAATTAACTTTGAAGACCGGTTCCTTGGAACCGCTAATAAAGACACTATTGGTGGGCCAAACAAGATTTTCATGTACAACGAAGACGGCACAATTGATGTCCTAGAGATACATGACAAGGTACAACTGGAAGCGATACGTCGTTCTTATCGGACCGCATTCCCGTTGCTAGACGTATTGAATAGCATCACTAGCGGTATCGGGCAAACCCACACCCGGTACAACCCAGCTTTTGCGCCAATGAACTTTGTGCGCGATGCGCTTACCAATGCCTTCAACTTAGGGTCTGACTTCGGCCCTGCAAAATCATGGCAGCTATTGACCGCTGTAGCAGCTGACGTAGCAGGGGGAGGCATGGGTAAGTCTATGCGCTTCTCTAACCTCTATTCAAAGGGTAAATTTGACGAGATCGAACGGCTTGCTGCTTCTGACCCGTACTACGCTGACTTACTTGAATACACAAAAGCGGGCGGTAGGGTGTCATACCTAGAAGGGCTTGCTGCAAAAGGTGCGTTGGACAACCTTGTCAAAGAAATAGGGCAAAGCGGCATCCTCCGTACGAAAGACCAGATTGATAAGTTCATTGATGTCTACAACGACATTTTTGAATTGTCCAGCCGGGCAGCTACCTATCGCATGTTGAAAGATCAATTCTTTGCAGAGAACAAAGCCAGCGGTAAGTTTGAAAGTGATGCTGATGCCCTAGCAGATGCCAAAGCGCATGCTGTTGAATACGCCAAAAACCTAGCCAACTTCGAACAGGTAGGCAAGTACGGAAAAGAGGCAGGCGCAATCTTTATGTTCTTCCGTCCAGCAGCTACTGGCGCGGCGCGGGCTATCGAATCGTTGGCCCCTGCCTTTGGGTTTAACGAGGAAAGGTTTAGAGAAGAAGCTGTTGCAGAAGGCCGCACTCCAGACCAAATTGATAAAGCTGTCAAAGAGATGCAGCAAAAAACCAAGCAAGCTCGGGTGATGGCTATGGGGCTGACCGGTATTGGTGTTGGCATGTACATGATGGCCCTGATGTTGGCAGGAGATGACGACCAAGGGCGCAACAAGGTAGCCACGGATGACATGGCGCGTTGGACTCGCTACGCGCGGTTTCACATTCCCGGTACGGACATCATCATTCAAATTCCTTGGGGTTATGGCCTTGGCGCGTTTGCATCTGCTGGCGCTCAGATAGCGGCTATTGGCGCGGGTAAAGCTTCTGTTGGGGAAGCATTAGGTAACATTGCCACAACTGGTCTGGATTCTTTCTTACCATTACCTGTATCACGGATTAGCCCTTTTGATAACTTACCAGCGTTTGCAATGGATAGCGTTACACCGTCTATGTTCCGTCCGTTCTTTGAATACGTGATGAACTTGGACGGTCTTGGGCGTGAGATATACAACAACCGGCAGTCGAAGTATGGTGACGCTTACACCGGGGGCGATAACATCCCAGAGATATACAAGCAGGCAGCGCGAGCGTTGTTTGATGCTACAAATGGCGCTGCGGATATAAGCCCCAACACCATGTATTTCTTTGCCAGTAGTTACGCTGATGGCATGGCGAAGATGGCTAGTAGCGCGACCAACTTGGGTCTGTCTGTATCTGGGCAAAAAGAATTTGATCTGAAAAACGATGTTGCGTTTGTAAGCAGTTTTGTTGGTGCCAAATCAAACATTGATGCTCGGGAATTCAGTAGCATTGAAGATCAGATCAAAGGGCTTGATAAGCGTATCAACTCGTTGAAAGACCGTCCAGAACAACTCAAGCAGTTCATGGAATCTAACCCCGCTGCTTACAACGCAGTTCAGTTCTATAACTCGCAAATCAACGGGGCTTTGAAGAATATACGTACCCAGCAGAACGTGGTGCGCGCTAGCAAAGAACTGACCATCATGGAACGCAAAGAGGAATTGGAAAGACTAAAGCTGCTCTCCAACATGGTCAAGCATCGGTTGGTGGAGACCTTTGAACTGCTTGACGTTAAGCCCTAGGACATACGCCAGACTCGTATACCAAGTACGTCGTTCTCGGTCACGGTGAACACCTTCACCTTGATGCCCTCCCGTTTAGCGCCAGAATCAGCCGCATACGTCAAGTATGCGGGCTTCATAGTCGGAACAAAGAAGCTGTCCCCTACTCGCATAACGGAGTAGGGGAACACCCAAACGGGCTCATCGTACGGAGCGTCACCCGGCGATGGCTTCTTCATTTTTTGGCAGTAGGTGACTAATGTCCATCTCTATTTCGTAGGCTTGGATGTTGGTGGAACCAAATGCTTCCTTCCATCCCGATGCCATCTGCTTGCGCACCTTGCCTTTGAGCACACCGCGCCGCTCTAGGTTGGATTCAAACTCCCGTACACCAAGCTTGATCTCCTTCAGGTACGTCTTCATTGCTGACGTTGATATGAAAATCTTGCCCTCTTCCACTTCGGCACGAATGTACAGGGACTGCCTAGGGTCGGTGACAACCCTGCCATCCTTGATTACCAATGCGCTCTGTATGTACTTGTTGATGAAGTCACCAAGAATGTCTTCGTAGGTAGCAAGCTTGTTTGTGTTCTTACCGTTGATGGTATCCATCACTCCGTCAGCGACCACACTGATGATTCGGTCAAGATCAAAATCAAACAGCCCAAGCCTATTGCCATCTTCACCAGCTACCCGTGCCACAGCCAGCACGTTGGCAATGAAGCGCAACTCAGCGCTATCCGTGTAATTCTTGCTGTAGTTCAAGTACTCAGCCTTGATACGCGCCTTGACGTTGGGTAGCTTTTGTTTGAACAGGTCTTTTATGAACACTGGCCCAGCGTATCCGTAGTTGGTCTTTAGAGGTTCAAACATCAACAGACCCCTCTGCATATTCAACTCGTAACCTTTTACTAGGGGTTTTGGAACTTCAGGTTCGATGATCCGTACCTCTTCCGCATTGGTGTTCGCTTTGTGTAGGGCCATGAGGTCTTTGAGCGGGGTGTTAGTCGTAACAAGTGCCAGCAGGTTGGTCACAAACGACATCTCACGCTCTTGGTTAGTGGATGCTTGCATCCGTAATTTGGGCATGCCCGATGACACGTTGTAGGCTATGTGGGACACTATCTTGCCGTCGGTGTTGGACTGCTCGTCTAGTCCGAAGGGGATGTTCTTGCATGTGACCATGCGCTGCATCAGGGCGTTTTGGGTAGCATCAAAAACCGCCAAGTTCTCGCAGTAGCCCCATACGCTCAAGCCGCCGTACAGCGCTCCGGTCTTGCCGTTGCCAGCCTCCCCATACAGCGAGTAGATAGCCCCAGCCACGTTCGTAAACTGCATCAGGGGTGACGCCAATCCGCAGAGTACCGCAAAGGCATGGTACTCGTACCCGGGGTCATTGAACATCTGAATGGCCTTCTTCCACTCGTCAAACGAACCCTTGGAATGCACGTTCTTAACTACGTTCTTTGCCATAGGTGAAGGCGGGCAGTATCGCTCGTCTCCGTTAGCCATGTACTCCACCGTACCTAGTACGAAGGACTCGTTCTCGTCTGTCCATCCTTGTTGCATACGCATGATATTTGCCCTTTGTGTTTGCATTAAAAAGTCCATCCACTTTGTGATGTAGCTGGATATCGTTGGCCCATGCTTCTGATCAAAGTTGATTCCTTGAAACAGCAGTGCCGCTTTCAACCTGTCTATCGCCCCAACGTCTTTTAGCGGTAGCAGGAACTCTCGGGATGGGTCAATCGGTAGGACTGCGCGCATCACGAGGCACTCTCCATCATGGGGGCTGAACACCCGCATAACTGGAAAGAAATCGATCGATGAAATCATTTCCGGGGGGTCTTGTACCATTCCTTTTTTCGTGGCTCGGGGAGGTGGTTGGTGATAGATTCCTCCATTGATTCCTCGGGAGAAAGGTAGGAGTGCGTCGGGGAAGAAAGGAATTTTTTCGGTATCCGCTTCGCTCCGAATTGGTTCCTGCGTATCTGCTTGGTGCTCAGGTTCCCAATCTGTGGACTGTTGGGCAACTCTAAGGATTTTGCCAAGTTCGATAGGCCCACGTTTTCCAAACTGCCCAGCGTAGGGGCATCCACTGCATCCACCGGCGTTTGCTTTTTCGAACGCTTCGCAACTGTGGGCCCACGCTGCGTCCCGGAGGGACTTGGAGCGCTTTTCTTCTGTACCGTCGTAGCTGTATCGACTGTCGTGGTTGGACATTTCGTGGATAGCTGTATCAGCATCTCTACACCTAGCGGCGACAGATATTCCAGCGAACCACAATGGCTCTTCACAACCGTCCTCTGACAATAGCTTTTTAATTTGTCCACAACCTTCTCCCTCTATACTTTTGATAGCAATTACGTTGAAGTCGTATTCAAAATTGCTGTTGCGTTTTTCATAGATAGCTTTTGTATCAGGGTCAAGACCCTTGTCTACTTTGCTCAGATTGAATGGCTCTTGTATTTCGCCAAACTTGGCTATCCAGTAGTCGAATGGAAGCGGTTCAGCATCCTGTATGACTGCAACTGGAAGCGGGTCACCTTTAAGATTGCGTGACCCCGGTACGCGCAGAACGCGCGCTAAGTCTGCCGTGACAGTTTCGTCAATGTGCAAGGCATGGTCAAGACAAAATGCCTTGAACTTCTCTGCATAGGGCTTCCATTCATCCGCAGGAATTTCTTCAGTGAAAGGCCAATACGCATGTATGCCTCTACCCGAATTGACAATGATTGGGCTCGGTAGCCCAGTGTCATTCACAAACTTATGTAACGCAACTAGTCCGTCTTCCCACAATGCGTACGGCTTGTTTTCCCCACAGTCGAGGTCAACAAAAAACGCCCGCATGAAAATACACCCTAGAGCCTTGCGTTCGTATCCTTCAAACGTGCCTAATGCAAAGAATGTGTTGTAGTCATCAGCATCAAATTTCACCATCTCCGCGATGGCGTCATCTATGTCATCAACAAACCGTGGCTTTACGCTCTTATTTTTGATTCCTACTACACATATATTGCCCTGCGTCGGCAGCACTTTCTCAAAAAATTGTTTATTCATATTCGCAGAGACAAAAACGGCGGGGGCTACCCCGCCACTAAAGGGATGGCTTTTCAGCCCGCTTCGTGTTCTCTAGCAGTTCGTATAGGACGACCAACCATGTCCCGTAGATACGCCTTTGAGTCACGTAGGTTCTTGCACGGCAAGATACCTTTTTGCAAATCCTCCTCTATAAGAGCGATGAAGGTTTCAATACGCGCCCTCTTCTTAGGGCGTATAGCCCCGCCTCTGAACCACGTATGAATAGTGGCTCTAGTGGTATCGAACACTTGAGCGACGTACGCCGCTGGTAGGTTGGCAGTGACACAAGCTTTCGCTAGGTCAGTACCTAACCGATACACAGCCAAGTTATCCAATAAGTCATGCAACTCGGGGCTATAGCTTCGGCTCATTACTTCTTAGTCCACTTCTTCAGAACGTCGGTCACATCCTCTGCTTTTGCAGGAGCAGCTTTGGCAGTCTCCCGTTTCACGGGTGCGGACTCTTCGGGCTGTGCCACCTCCACTTCGTCGGCTGCGTCTGTCTTGTACACAGTCAGCTTGATGGCGTTCTCGGCAGCAGGGGTCTTGCTTTGCTGCGCCACAACCTCGCGTGACTCAGGTGGCACTGCGGCTTGCGGGGAGAACAGCAGCTTGGGGGTCGACGAGTTGGTATCAAACTCCATCTTGGTCACAACGCGCCCAGCGGAGACGTTGTTGTTAGCAAGCATCTGCACATAGGGACGGAAAGGCCAACGACCGTTCTCTTCCTTGCCAAACGCCGAAGTAGCTGGCAGTACCAACTGATACACATCACCACCCGGATCATTCGGCAGAACCACTGCGGTGCGCCAAGACAAGCGGCATGCTGCTCCTGTACCGCCCTGACCTGAACCTTTGACAGAGTTCGGGCATGTAGCGCATGTAGGTGCGCATGGCTCTTTCACATCTGCATCGGGGGTCTTGGAATCGTTCGACCAGCAAGTAGGCGAAATCTTGACGCCCTTCTTGTATGTCTGGCTGTAGTAGGTGCGGGAAGCCTCATGTGCCATCTTCACGAAGATGATGTTCATAGAGATATCGGTGTTGACGCTTTGCTCTTTGCCGCCAACGATTTTGCGGAATACGCGCCCTTCAATTGAAATGCGCTTACTACCTTTGGTTGCTCCACCAGCAACTGCAAGGGTGTCTTCATCAAGACCAAGTTCGACCAAATTACCGAGGGCTGCGAGTTCATTACTCATGGTTTTTCCTTAAACTGAAATTTCACTAGTTGTACTGGCCTTACGTACGACAATGTCGTATTCCCGCAAGGCATTCACTCCGGGAGGCAGGCCGTCGGCCTGTCTACTAGATATGAATTCTTTGAAGTTGCGCTGATGGATACGGCGTTCAAGCAGATCAATGGAGCCTTCTGTCTCCACGAAAGTCTTAAAGTGTTCCCAGTCAGTGCAAAAAAATCTCTCCTTGACCTGTCGAGTGACAGTGCCATGTGACGTCTTGAGGCCATTGGTGTTTGTGTCGTTGCAGATCGCAAGCAGTGCTTGCTCTAAGCGCGTCATGTCTTCCTTGAGTTCGCCATCTTGCGCGTCAAACTCGGCCTTCAATTTCTCACGCTCCCTTCGGATTGTCAAATAGATTCCTACTAATGCATCCGTGTCAGCCATTGCTTTCTCCTTCAACTTCTTCACGATACAGGTCTACCAATTGTTCGTGCATGTCTACCTTGTTTTGAAGCATTGTGTACATGCGCCGCTCCACCTCAGACCCTTGGAGATGGATTACCGTCATTTTGTTTTTCTGTCCTACGCGGTCAATCCGCGCTATGCACTGTAGATACGTTTCTACAGACATAACAGGAGACCAAAAGACCACTGTGTCAGCCGCAGTCAAAGTGACACCATGCGATGCCGCTTGGGGTTGAATCAGTAGAACCTTTGGGTGTTGTGTGGTTTGGAATGAGTTGAATATGCTTGTTCGTTTACTGGGTGTTGTGTCTCCTGAAATGATTTCGTTGGTGATTCCGTGGGTGTTCAAGTGGTTAGCTACCATAGACAGCGTATGTCTGTACGGTACAAAGATCAGCACCTTCTGCGCTGTCTCGTCTAGAACTTCGCGTAGCACTGACAGTCGGGGGGCTACATCAAACTCCACCACGTTTCCGTCATCTGTGTACACGGCCCCGCCTGACAATTGAAGCAAGCGGCTAACTGCCGCAGCAGCGTTGACCGTGCTAATCGTCTCGCCAGCCGCCTGTATCTGCATTTCTTTCACTAGGACACGGTAGTACCTAGCTGCTTGGGGAGTTAAAGGAACAAGGCGGGTCTGATAGGTGACCTCGGGCAAGTCCAAGCATTGAGCCTTCTCGTACCGGATAGCGGGTTGGAGCGCCTTGAACACTGTGTCGCGGGACTCAGGTTTGGGAACCCACTTGTATCGCGTTATTTGACGCATCACGGCGTCTTTCCAAGCGGAGGCGTACTTGGGTACTCCCGTTGGGTTTACTAGCTTGGCAAGGCCAAAAGCGTCTTCGGGGGACTGTGATGCAGGAGTGCCTGTCATCATCCACAAATAGGTGTCGGGGGTCAGAATCCTAGCTAGGGTACGCCAGCGCTTCGTTGACGTTGTCTTGTATGCATTGGCTTCATCAACGATGATCAAATCGAACTTGGCATTAATGATGTCTTTCTCCACGACATTCACGCCATCGTAGTTGATGATGACAAAGTCATACACACCGCCAATGATCTTCTTGCGCTTTGATGTAGTGCCGTGCGCTACGCCGCATGTACGGTGCATAGCTGTCTTGAACAAGTCTGCCTGCCATGCGGCCTGCATGATGGACAAAGGGCAGATGACTAGTACGCGCTTCACGACCCCCTGATTCATTAAATAGTCAGCGGCCCATATCGCAGCAGATGTCTTGCCTGTACCCGCCTCGTTAAAGCAGAACGCACGCCTGTTCAATGTCAGGAACCGTGATGTATCTCTTTGATGGGCGAATGGCATGAACATGCCGGGCCATGTGTAGTCGCGCTCAATGGGCGATGGGACTTTTATGCTTGGTGGGGTGATGCGCGCAAGGCGCTGCATTTCGTCTAGACCCCAGTGGACGATCACATCCGCGACGCCATCCTTACTGGACAGCACTTCGCTCTTTTTGATGTAGCCGGTTATGGAATTGCCGATGTCCGATGGACATACAAAGCGCACAGCTACGTTGTTGACGATATCCACTCACACTCCTAGACTGAATTGAAACTGCTTAACGTGCAGGGGTACGCCCTGCACGGTTAACCCTGTCACAGCGGAGCGGGAATGCGAAAGTCACATCACGTTACTGCCGGTTAACTGACTATGGTTTTAGCTGCAATGTTCCAAGCCTAACGAGCCACTCATGCCTTATGCCCGACCGAACTGCGAAACCCAAGAAAACTGCTTCGGCTTTCGTATTATGGTGCCACCACCGTATTAGTCAAGTAGTGGTTAACCCTAACTTTACACTTTATTTCATCGACCCGTCTGAGTTTCGGGCAAAAGAACGGTTCTTGTGGGGGGATTGCAGCTTGACTCCGTTCTTGTTGGAGCCGCCTTTGGAGAGCGCCTTGACATGCGCTACGTCCTTGCCCGTGCGGTCAACGCCCTCTTTGTCCAGCTTGCGCCGTGCGCGCTGACGCTCCATACGGTTGGGCAGTTCGCCCCGCTCTTTCTGCTGCTCGTACTCTTTCTTGTACGGCCTTGGCTTATTGACGTAGGGCATCACTTTTCTCCTGCATATGAAGGGCTGCTGCGCTTGCTGCGCGGGTCTCGACCATAGCTAGTTTAAGCTGGTCTAGGGCCAATGCATAGTCCCCGTCCAGCAGGTAGTCATGGGCTTTTTTCAAGGCTTTTTCAGCCATCATCATTGGATAGGCGTAGTCTATCAACTTAGGGTTTTCCATTACTTATCCTTATAAAACTGGCATCGTTTTACGGGACACCATCCGCACAACGCCGTTGGGTTTTCTTGCCACACACCGTTTTCATACGACAAACGGAGACGCTCAAGGTGGGGGTAGAAGTCCTGCCATAACTTCTCTTCGTCAGCGCGGGCGTATTCGAACGTAAAGAAGTGCTCATGCATCACAAACAGCAGACCGGCCTTCACATGCTTGATTTGGGGGAAATACGCAAAGACCATCAAGGCCATCAGCTGTAATTGTTTTGGGTCAGGGTATTTACTACTGCCTGTTTTATAGTCAACGATGAATGCGGTATCGTCGTTGAGAACAACCAAGTCTGCAATCCCGCGCACCCAGTACTCCCCCCACTTACACGGCTTGCGGTCAAACCCAAGCGCCATGCGCAGTTCGGGATGCTTCTCGCCTTCCATGTCTATCAGCGGTTGAAGCTGTTCGGCAAAGCGTTCGTAGTTGGTGGCTAAGGGTTTACCCTCACCCACATAGTCTTCAATGGCCTTATGCACTTCCGTGCCATAGCGCATCTCAGCGGTGGGGTACTTGGTGTAGTTCTTCAGTACTTTTATTTCTTGGTACTGACGGGGGCAGTTGATGTAGTCTTTAAGGCTAGAGAACGACCATTTGACTTCGTGTGTTTCCATAACTGATTTTCACAAGTGGTTTAGAGATGTGAATATTATCAGCAATCGCCGTAGGTTGCACCTACTTTTGCTTCACAAGCAACCGGAAGTCCTGTAGCCCAATCGGGCGGGGTATGCATCACCTCAGTGATGTACTTGACAGCCTCGTCTACCTCGTCGTCTTCAACGACTACCACGGCAGCATCGTGTACTGTTAGAGCCACTCTGTATCTTTCAGCAATAGCAATCATCTGCTTGCCCACGACGATTCGCGCTAAGGCTTGCACCACGTTCTCAACGACAGTACCGCCCCAAATTGAGACTTCACCCCTCCGTGAATCGTAAACTACCTGTGACTTCCCGTCCTTCTCAATGCGCCGTAGGTTGGGGTAGTGAATGCGTAGGCCATTGGGCAAGATGATGCCATCGTTGTCGTAGAAAACGCACCCGTGTTTCCCAAACTGAATGGGCTTTTTCATACCGTTCATCATGGCAGACAGCATGCTGTCACCATCAGCCCATAGGTCGGGTATCTTGTCGTTCTTGTCCCTGTAGATAGTGACAATGTCTTTGCTCTCTACATCTGTAAGCTTGACGCTCATAGGTTGGGATGTTGCTAGGGTGAGTTGCAGCTTTGTGGCCCCTGTGCCGTAGCCCAATCCCAAAATGCATGTCTTACCTACAAAGCGCTCTAGCGGATCAGCTTTCGTTATCTTCCGCTTGTAGACCTCGGAGGCGAACACCGAATACACATCCTCGCCATCCGCAAACAGTTTCACTAGGTCATCCTGCCCAGCCAACCACGCAAGCACGCGCGCTTCGATCTGTGAAGAGTCTGAGTTGATTACCTTGTAGCCCTCGGGCGGCACGATGGCCTTCTTCAGCGCCTTCTTCTTTACGTCTCGGCTAGGTAGGTTCTGAAAGTTGACCTTGTCCGTGCCTGACCAGCGTCCTGTATGCGCGCCGTAGTACTTCAACGGAATAGGCAGACGCCCCTTGTTGCGCACACCAATAGCCATGAAGCGCTCAAGCCGTTTCTCTTCAAGCGTTGACTTGGTTCCCAAGCGCACAGCGCATAGGTGCTGAACAAAAGAGTCTTCATGCTCGGTAAGCGCAATGAACCCCTCGTCCTTCTTGGCTAGGGCAGGGATTTCTTTCTTCTGCTTCTCGCTCATCTTCATCGGTACAGGGATGTTGAACTTCTCCAGCACCTTGGCAAACTTGGGATTGCTAGAAATCTTCTCACGGACTTCCTCTTCCGTGGAACACTCGAGGTCGCTCATAAGAGATGAGAGTAGCGTAGTCTTTTCTTGCACCAAGTCATCGAACCGTTCCCGCAAGGTGTCCTGATCGACATACAGCATTGGGTCGGTGAACATGCGCAACGTCATGTCTATCAGCTTCAACTCGTCTTGGTCAAAATTGGGGAGCATGCACAGGAACAGCTTGTATGTCAGCCGCACATCGTTTTTGCAGTACTCGCCGTACAGCGCAAGGTCTTCGGGCGTGAAGTCTGCGCGTGTCTTGTTGATGGCCTTGACGACCTCGTCGCCTTTCTTGCCAAGTTCATAGCGCTCTGTCAGGGCAGCTAGGGAGCCGCCTACTTCAACGCCGTGTATAGCCCGTGCCATGCACAGGGTGTCCATCAAAACCATTGGCTTGATGTTGAAAATCCAACTCAGAATCGCGCCATCGAACAGCATGTTGTGTGCTAGGACAGCGCTCTCCTTCCAGTTAAATTGTTTTAAGTGTTTGCGTAGCTGTTCACGGGAGCCTGAAAACCAAACAGGCTCACCGTCCTCAACTTGTACTGACACACCGATGACCTCAAACCGAGGGTCGCGGACATACTCTTCAGTAGTCTGCTTTCTGAACCCAAGGTCTGAGTCGGTGTAGTACGTTTCGAAATCAAGCGTGATCAGACGCATTGGTTTCTTGCAGCTTGTTGGCGTACCACACTAGCTTGCCAATGTCCTCGCCAGCGTCGTCTTTGTAGCCTGCTCTGCTTGTGTACTTCAGCATGTTGCCTTTCAGATAGCCACGGAATTCGTCAGGCGTAAGCTTGGCCTTGATGTAGTCAATGACTTCAATACCGCCCACCGTGTAGTGCGGGGGATTGTTGACCATATCCACTTTGGGTTCTTCCATAGTGATAGGTAGCTGCACCCGAAGCTTTGGCTTTGCGGTTTTGACTGCGCCCACAAGTGCTGCTTTCTTGCGTAGTGAATGCCGAATCACGTAGACATGTTGCACACTGATACCAAACTTCTTGGCAATGTCTGAAGATTTCACTTCAGGGTGTGCTGACATGTAATTGATGACACGGATTGATGTTTGTGACCGTTTAGCCATGATTGTCTTTCTAAAGAATTAAAGGGGGGTGTAGATTAAGATGATAGGTTAAATTTCAATAGGCGTTTTTTCCTTTCGTTTTGTTCGTACTCGTTTTGTTTTGTCTTTCTTTAGTGGGGGCGGGCAATGGGGAGGGACATACGCTACACGCCACTTAGCAGTCACGTATCTACCCTCAATCCAACCCGCAATGTATGCGTCAGGCATTTTGTTCAGCACTCTATAGATGTGACGCTCGTCCGTGTCCAGCCGAGTGCTTATGTCTTGTGCTGTCAAGCCCTCTATGCTTGCTCTCAGTAATTTACGAACAAGCGGGGCTTTGTGTTCATACGGCTTTCTCATTCTTCTCTTTCAAAATGATTCGTTCCAGTATCACCATTGCTGTGCCTACGTCCTCTATCAAGTAGTCGGGTATCCGGTTCGTTTGGCTGAACGCCCACGACTCCATCGCACTCAACAGCCTGACAAGTTTCAATGCTTCTTCTTTGCTCATGTGTGGTTCTCCATTTTTCACAGTTGTTTACGCTTTTAAGCCCTAGTGCATTTGCCACGGCGCGGTCAAGTGCGGCGGTCATGTGTGGTTCTCCGTGTATCTGGCGTACTCAATGCCAAAAATTCTTTCCATTTCGGGAAGTAGTTTGTTTAGTATTTGCTGTCGCGTGAGGATGCATGACTTCGTCAAGCTATGGCTGTACCTTGCGCTCAAATCGTTGTAGAGTGCATCCTCAAGTGTGGGTAACAAAATCTCCTGCGGTGGCACATAGATTTTCATCAAGGACTCTGCCCGCACAATGGCAGGGGCCATCGCTGCTGCAAGCATAGCCCCAAGGAACCCGCGCCTGTCAGTCATACCAGTTTCTCCTAAACAAATTGTTCCAACGCAGTTTCAATATGCGCCATATGCTGATGTTGCCAATGTTCCGTAGTTGCTCACGCAGCCGTTGGTTCTCCAGCAGCAGTTCGTTGTGATGCATGGCAAGTATGTTGTAAGCTTTCTGTACTGCTTCTTCATTCATCGCTCTCCTCCTTTGGAAGCATCGTAGGCAAGTGCTTGTGTACCCACAGCAGCACATCAATCAAATCTACCATCGTGCAGTTGTGACCAGCTTCGTTCTGCGCGTAGATTACATATCTGCCGCCTACATACTGGAGTTCTACATCCATGTTTTCGGCGTACTCTTTAACCCCAGTCATCACAATCGTCATGTGTTCTTCTCCTTGATGAGAGCCTGTAGTGCCCTGCCGAATTGAATCTGACCCCAAGGCATCGCCGCACCACGGTGTAGCTTTACAACGTCATAGTAGACCTGCTCAATCTGCGAGTCGCTCAGGTCTACCCACTCGCGCTGTGGAACAAGGCGTACCAAGTTACCTGTATCTATGTGCCACTGCGGGGGGTTTGGATACGCCCCATAAGTTTTGGTATCCATCCACCATTGAATTCCATCCTTAAACCTATCCGTGGTCATGTGTTCTTCTCCTTGATGGCCCCTGCCAAAATATCAAACCATTCTTCTGTGGGCTTGCCCTTACCCATAACTTCTGACGCTCTGATGGCAGGGCGTAACTCTTTGATGAGTTGCACGATTGTTTCAAGCGCGTCTTTAACCCCGTGGTCATAGCTGTCAGTCATAATTTTGGTTAACTCTTCTTTCATCCGTTCTTCTCCTTCACCTTGGCTGTGCCAAGGCTTCTATTTCAGTCTCGACAAGTGCTAGTGCGATACAAAGCCCAGTGACAACAGAGCCTTCAATTGTTCCTGTTATCTCAGGCGCTGGAAGATTTGCCCCAGCGCGTCGCAATCCATCAGCAATTCGCATCAATGCTTCACTCACAGGCTCCTGCATCTTGTCCGCAGCCATTTTGCGCTTGGCTGGGAACCCGCCGCCCCAGCTACCTTGCCTTGTAGCGAGTTCGTCAAACGCTTCGTCTTCAGGTGTTTTCATTTGCTTTCTCCTTTAGGTCACCCGGCAGCACCACGGAGCAATACTTCAGCTTGCTCCCGTCAACCAGCAGCACGTTGGTGGTCGCTGCGGCTAGGTTCTTCCCGTATATTTTCTTCAATGCGTCCCATACTTTTTGCGCTTCAGTTTTCATACTTGCTCCTTCAGTTGTCGGTCTATCTCGTTGTAGGT